CTTTCCATCTTGCCAAATAGCTTCACAAATCTCAGCTGCTTTTTGGTCTTGAAGCTCCTTAGTATGCTTTGGCCCAACGAAAACTCCAGGTGCCGAGGTCACTATGATGTTGCTATAACGGCGAGCAATCTTGCCGATGTGGTTCTTTGTAATACGAAGCTTAGCCTGTTCGTCAATCTCTCTTGACTGCCTTAGGCGTTCAAAGCGTGAGCCACGTTTCTGATAATGCTCCCCTCCGATAAGTAGTAACGCTGATCTCATTTTAGCAAACTCCTGCTTGTCGCAGGATTCAGCCTCAGTATAAAGTTTATCTAGATCAGCAACGCCCTTGATTTTTGTATCCACTTATTACCCCTCGAATTGCAGTCGTTCGTATTCTAAAGGATCACTAAGTAAAAGCTCGTCTTCATTAGGCTCAGCTCTCTTAAACTCAACCTTGTTTTCGCCCTTACCATGAATCTCGGTGCTAGTTAAAGCAGCCGAAGCCCATTCCTTAACCACCATTGTATCACTAGAAAACTCGACTTCAACAGTGCCACATTTTAGTTTAGATACTTTTGCCTTTGAACAAGCCGCAATCAGCTTAGCCAAGCCATTGTAATCAACTGAACTATCCATCCATTACCTCATTCCAAAAATCAATCTCATCTCGCATGTCGTTTTCAATGCGAGGTTCAATTACCTCTCCTGTCCTTGGATCAACTTGCTGTTTGACTGGTTCCCCACCCGATCTCCACGAACTATTAGCTCCAGGTATAGCAGACCAATCCACAGGAATCGAAATCACGGCATAACGAAGCGCATCACATAGATCGTCTTCCAAATATCCATCTGCCTTGGTTAGCTGGGCATCGAGCGACTCAAGCTCACTTACCAATTTGTATGTCTGAAGATAATCAGGAGGAAACTGCATCCCATCTGCTGGCTCATACAAAATCATGGCCTTTGTTTTAAACAAAGTATTAATAGCAGTGATTCCCTCATCGCGCTTTTTGTTAGCTTTCTGAAACGGTAGCCCCATCCTGTTAGCAATCGTTCCAAGATCACTTGCCGAATAATCATAATGCACTGCCAAGATTCTTTCTTCAATCCCTTTGGCCATGTTGATGTACTGGTTCACAACATCCTGGGCTGTGGTCATTCCATCATCACCACGCCAACAACGAATAAGCCTGATCTTGGTTCTGCTAGAATTCACAGCCATAAAAACAATCGAGCTTGGATGAGCCTTAGGCCCACCAGAACCGTAATCAATCCCAGCGAAAACATCCCAATCAAACGGGATAGGATGAAGCGGCTGAACATGCTCCACTCTATCAAACTGTGGATAACGAAGACCCTCATCTTTAACAAACCTACCGAACACACGCCGTGCAACCTCGGCCTTCGAGGTACAACGATCAATCACCTGCTGTATTCGCTCGCTTGTCCACCTGCTTGGGGTACCATCTGCAAAATACTGACAGTCATACAAACTAATCTGTTTAACCCACGCCTCAGTTAACTTACTTCGATCCTCAACGACCTGTTTCCAAAAATCCTGCCCAATCGTAGCCGTAAAACCAAAGATCATATAACCATTAGTGGCCGTAACCCGGGCCTGAAGCTCTGGTAGTAGGTTGATCGGCAATTCTTCATCGCACACGCACATCCAATAAGTTCCTGCCTGAAGCATCTCCTCGCCCTGTCGATATGTCTTAAAGTTGATAATTAGATTCTTGTGAATAAAGTTAATGCCCCAAATATACTTGGAGAAAATAATTGGCTTCCAACCAAGCTCGGGATCATCCTGTGGTGGCAGTAGCGGCAACCACTTGTCGTAGTACTCACTGGTTGCGATATCCTTGGATGGATACAGATATACAAACTGACTTGGCTTCTGGCCTTCTTCCCAAGCTGCTGGCCAAAGCACAGGCCACAAATCCTCATTGGTCGCCCACTCAATGGTTTTCTTGATCATCGTGCTGGACTTACCAACTTGGTTAGCAGCAGTTACAACCTGAATCTTATCTTGACACTCAAAGAATTCCTTTTGCCATGGGTAAAACTTCTGAGCAAACAGATACGGCCTTCTGTTTCTTTCTTTTTCTTGGTTTTCCAAGGCCGAAAGTTTCTCAAGCTTGAGCTTTATAAGCTCCTGCTCTTGTTCGTGATCACTCAGCATCTAAAACCTCTGGAATCGGAATCTTCATCTTACTTTCAAGCTGCTTTATCTTGGCATCAATATCCTCAATGCGTGAATGCTGACCAAGTTGTTTCAAATCCCTACGAGTCACATTAACGCTAAGCTGGTTTACCGTTGCTGTTGTCTCAGTTCGCGTTGTAGGCATGCCGTGTTTACGTACATCAAGAAACGCCGTAGCCTTAAGAATAAGCTCCACTACCTTAGGATCAAGATCTCCATCTGTATCGTAAAACGAAAGAGACAGAATCTCGTTGATTCTACCAAGCCCCCTGGCCAAAGCTTCCTCAAGCATATTGTCGTAACTCATCGGTGGGCAAAGGATCCACGCTAGGGACGTTGGCGTTTGGAGAGCGTCCCTAACATGGATAGTAGGAAGACCGTCTAAGAATCCTATCATCCCTTTAAGAGTCATTTTAGACAAGGAACTGTGTGCCATGTCGTATTCTTTCCAGAATGCGATGCGAATCTGGTTTAATCTAACCGATGGGAACACTTCCCTACGAAGCTGGTCCTCGCCCATGAACAAAAGATTGACGGGAACATCCTCAAGGGCCCTCAAACACTCCCTTGGCATCAAATTTATCAGTGATTTGGGGTCATTTTTATCAAATGGGCCACCAGCGTAATATAGGTCTTTTTCGGGGTTTAACAGCGGTTTTTGCTCTGTTTCCATACAAAACCACCCCCTATATTACTATTTTGGTAATTAACTTGCAAAATGATCGCCCCTCTCGTCACGGGGAGTACCGAGAAGGGCTCTCACTTTCCCCCCATATCCCCTAGAACTCTTTAGTATCCTCAAGCCTAGCTGTAAAGTACAGCTGGATATCCCTTTTAAGCTTATCATCGCCATCTAAAGTATAAAGACCCTGCGAATCCCTGCGAATATCAAGGAAAGGATCAAAGTTATTGTCGATTAATATCTTCCAGCGCGATACGTAGAACCTGTTTCTCTTAGGCCCATGCCACAAATGCTGTAACCCAATCGGAACATACCCAAGATTCTTATCAATTCTTCTCACAGCCCGCTCTTCGTAATCTGCAAGTTGATTTTTATAGTGAATATTCACAGCTTCAGGCCTGGTCTTTGAGACCATTCCAATCATAGCCATCCAAAAGTGATGATCACCAGAGCCCAAGATAGCAGTATCAAACAAGCCGCCAAGCATATCAAAAGCTTCACGACGCATCGAGATCGCAAATCCAGGATGACCGACAAATACCCCATAGGTATAGTAGTTATCATTGTTAGCTGGCTTCTCCCATGTGTTATTAAGCCAGTTGTTCATAAACGATCGCTGCGTCTGAATCGGCTCATCGTTAGGACCAAGGTCCACAACCGACTGCCAAGGCTGCACAACCAAGTAATGCTGAAGCGTGTGAACAATCTTCTGCTCAAAGTCAGGAGAAGTAAAGAGCACATCGGCATCAATAAACGTCACGTATTTCCAGTTGGGCCGACGAAGAGAGAGATACTGCACACCAATGTTAAGCGCATTCTCCTTATGCCAAAGCTCTTCCTTAGTTCGAAGCCTCACGTTCATCTCTTCATCCTGAGATGTCACTTCCCAATCTCTCGTGCCATACGCAATCTCTATCGTAAGAAGTTTCCCCTTGGGGAACTGCTTAGCAAAGCGCTCGTATAATGTGTAGCGAGCCTCATACAATCTCGGATTAGAGATCATGGTTATAAAATAATGCTCGCTGGCATCAATGGGTTCAAATTTCCACCGTTCAAATAACATTATGCTACAATCTATACCTATGGCGGAGATTCGTAAACACTACCCAGCTACTGAACGCAAAATAGAACCAGAGTTAGAGCACAACAAACCAAAAGACAACCCGCCCATCACTGAGGAAATCAACAACAACACAGTGCGGCTTGCAGACGAGATAATCGAACTCATAGTAAAAGCACTTAGCAACAATATCTACATCTCATACTACCTACTTCAAACCAAAGTATTCACAGCTATGAAGGTTAAAGCAATCGAACTCTGCGATGGTAACGTTGCAAGAGCTGCACGATCCCTAGGCATGAAACGAACCACATTCAGAGAATCTCTAAGGCTGAAAGGCCTAGCTCCTAGGATTCGTCGTCACCATACTCGTACTCGTAAGACGGGCAATATGATTGATAGTAAACTTGAGGCTCAGGGCACTCGTCCTGCGGACACCGCTCCTCGCAAACCTGTCTGGCCATTTCGGGAGTAATGGGTTTACTCTCACACAAACACGTGGGTGGCGGAGCAATAGGACAAATACTCCCGTCCTTTAACGCCAAAGCAACACTCATGATCGCTTGCCGCTGCTTTTGAACTATTTCTTTTAACTCGCGTGTGTATACAAACTGACCAATTACGATTGCGACGAGGATGGCAATACAGGCTCGCACTCTGTAATTATATCAGGCTTCTTATTGTCAAGTTTTTGTTTCATTTTCACAGTCGTTGACTGTGCAAGTTCCAAAATTTTGACAGGGTCAGTTTCTTTTTCCAATTGTTCGAAGGCCTCATAGGCGATCTTAAGGCACATGACCAAGGTGAGATTTTTCTTAGCCAAATCACGCATACCAGCTTCGTAATGTGAGGCTGATAAGTTTTTCTTCCAATCACTCATTTGCGCTTTTTTACTTTCTTCTTCTTAGCCGTTAGGTTGTGGTACATGGCATACACCAGTGTCATGGCTTCCTCAAGCTCTCGGCCAAGCTTACGCAGCTCTCTAAGTACAGCTTCCCTTGGGGTCATTTCTTTTTGGAGCTTGTCTTAGGTACCTTGGGCACGAGGTGCTTGAGTACGCCCAGAGGATTCACTTTGATGAGGTTTTTCAAGATCTTTACGATCTCTTTAACGTCACCAATCTTAACCTGCGACTTCTTGCCTTCGATCCTACATAGTATTTGGATTAGTTCTTTGTATGTCATGGGTTGGGATTGTAAACCGATTAGCAACTGTTGGCAACTATCCGGAGTTTCCGGATAGTTCACTCATCCCGCCCCCGTGTGTGTTTGAGTGCTCTACAAATACGAGCATCATGAAGCGCCTGTAATCTTTGGTTCATATATTCATCTATCCCAGGAGCAACAGAGTTCTCACACTTTTGAGCCGCCTCTTCTAACGCTTCATTCCTGACATCTTGCAAGGCTTGGGATATTACTTCGATTAAAGTATCTCGGCCACTTAAGATTAAATCTACTACGTGGTGTGAAGCATCCTTTGGCACTGGGAACGCCGCAAACGAAATCTCTCTCGCCTTATCGGTGTAGGTGGTCATAGTTTCTTACCGCTTGCACATTCAGCGCAATCTTTTATTCGAGCCAATGCTTTAATGTCACCGCTCTCGATAACTCTATGTAAATCTCGTAGTGCTTGTTGTAGGTAGGCGACTTCAATGTTTTCAGTGAGGCACCATAAGCCAGCGTCTTCTGCTTGGTAACTAACCGCCTTTTTAATTACGCCAATACTACTCACTCGCCACGCTCCTTTTCTATCGCGATTTGTTTCAAGACTTCATCGACAAGACCTATACTCATTACTGCTTGCACAGCTTTCAAACACGCCACAGCCACACCAAGCCGATGCTCTAAGTCTGCGATGCGGGCTTGAAGAAACTCCTCATACATTTCACTCATCGCACAACCCCTGAGAACTCACGTAGGATTTTCACAAGTCACCTAAGTCTAGAAAATGATTTACCAAATACTCTCTACTTGTAGTCCATTGGGAATACTCAGTATAAATTATGAAATAATCTGCGTTAACGGAAGACCATGGCTCACCAACAACTAAAATGTTTTGAGCCTTGTGAAGGTATACTTTCATTTGCCGTTCCATTTGGTGAGTACGTCTGCAGCTCTCTTTCCTTGGTCTTCAACAACCTTCTTACCAACCACATAAGTTGGCGACCCAAAAGTTATAACGCCTTCTTTAACATCAACCGATTCGACAAAATATTGAGACACACCGTATTGCGTGCGATCTCCATAGAACTCCAAAGCCTCGGCCATAGACTGCATGAGCTTTAGGAGTGGTGTGAGATTATGCGGACTACATACAGTTAAGTATTCAGCATCACTCCAAGGCCACAGGTCTTCATTATACTCAGAGTCTTGTGGATTAAGTTTACAAATAGAAGTGTTATCTTTATTTTCTACATAAACTTCAAATGTAGATAAGTCACGAGAACACGACCACTCACCTTGTGTGGCCTTCTCAGCCTTCTCTAATATCTCACGCACCTGCTCACTCGGGCTTGTCATGTTTTACTCTCAGGTTCGTCTAGAAACGGCATGCGTTCTAAATCAGGAATCTCGCCAGAATAAGGAAATAGGATTGTTCCAACTTCATACATGTACAATAATTTTGTTTTCTTATCTCTATACGCCAACATCCTAGGCTTGGTGTCGGGCTCGACTTCCCACACAAGATCGCGAACATCTTTAACAGAAAAAGAAACAGAATCATCCTTAGGCAAATACCACGGGTTAGGGTGAAACAAACCATATCGCCGTATCCGCTTGCCTGTCTTCAACGCTTCGATGAGTGTCATTTCAAACCCAAACCTCTCCAAATCACTTGTGTAACTATTTCATGGGCCTCCATTATACATTCATCAGATGGAACATTCTTGCTAAGAATAAACCTCTTCGTAAGATAAGCATTAATCCATCTATGCAGAGGCGTAGATCCATCCATTGTTTTCTCTGTAACTTTCCTTACCACCCGTGGCTTGCGCTGCTTCATCCCTGCATCTCCTTCACAAACTTATCTCTAGTCTCTTGCCATTTCTCGCGCAGTGCAATGCTCTTCTTAGCCGCTGCAGCCGTGTTGCAATCCATCGCCGCATATTCTCTATATGCATCCTCAATAGCAAACAAAGTGTACTCAACTCTCTTAACATCCTGCTCACACAGAAACATCACCGCATGATACGCAGCCATGAGCTCATAGCCCATATTGTCCTTGCTAGGATATCCAACACTACCTCGGTCAATGAATGCCACAGCTGCCTGACTAGCAACAAGCCCAGTTCCCCGAACGAGAGCAATCTCCGCAGCACAAATCTCAAGAGTTGATCGCTCAACACTCGTCAGACGATGCCGCCACGGTAATGCCAATAAATCCTCAAGCCACTGAGAAGCAACCGTTGGCCAACAAGCCAAACACTTCTGCTTATCCACGTTAGTTCAGCACCTTCAAGCACAAACTCCTATTGGCCGCATTCACCATGTCCACAGGGCCAACCCAGCCACTCGGAGTGTTAACGCCTGTAGGGTCCACACACCGTATGAGCGTAGAGTACTGACTTGCAGACCACGACTGATAGAAACAATCCCCATGCTGCACCCTAGGAAACTGTGGATGCGGCACCTCGCACATCGGCGTTGCAATCGTGTCACAGTTAGGCTTAGCCATCACGATCACCACGTCCATAACACCCGTCTCACACGCACCACCATCGATGTACACATACGGCCACTGAGTATCGCCGGGAACTCCTGGAGCGGCTGGGGCTGCAGGCGCAAGGGCTGCCGGCAACGGAATCGAATCTGCAGGATCGACATACCTATCTCTCACGCCAGCGCAGGACGTAATGATCAGTAAACAAACCAAACGCGCTATCACTTGGATACTCCACTACACAGTATGTCCACCTGCAGAGAATCAATCGGCTGATGGTTAAACAGAACCTGTATGTCAAGCATCGTCGAGGTCGGCGGACTCCAGTTGTGAATATCTATCGAATACACGTTCGCATCCGAGGACATGTACACACAAATCGGAGCAGCCGAGAACCCTGTGATGTCAAACCTAAACCGCCCAACCGATGGGGAATCCTTCTGCGTAATCCACGGGGAATTACTCACCACCACACCGTTTGTTACTGTTGCTTGCCGAACCACCTGGGTCGGCACGTCAACACCCGCACAACCAAACAAAACTACCAAAATCAATATTCTCATACTACCTCCTTCTCCAAACGCAGCTTCTTCTGCGCCCATGTTGCACCCGCAACAAACCCAGCATTCCACGCAGGACCAGCAGTGTCCATCCTATCGGCCAACGGATTCACATCCGCTGGCACATCCGACAGAGCGTCAAGGACTGCCTGTGGGCTCGGCGGCCACAGAGCGTTGTCTCCATCCAGCGCCTTTCGCGCATTACTTACCAACTCTTCAAGCCTCGTTTTTCCCATCTAACCCCCTTGTATGTCTTGCTTTCTATGTGTGCTGTGCTACTCCGGTCCCAACTCTGCATTCAATATCTCATGCCACTTCTCATGGATCTGCTGATACACGTCAAGGATGAGGCGGCGCCTAGCTGCCGGTATCTTCTCCAAACCAGTCTCGTACTTCAAGACCGACCGCAGGTGGTTACCAAACTCCTCTATCGCAGACATATACTGCGGCGCCCTACGATACATGTCGTAGTCATCTCGATCCTCATCCATGTTGAACTCAAACGTGGCCTTCATCACTCATCCCCCATTACCTGGAACAAAAGCCACAACGTTACAACCAACGTCCCAGCCGTCAGCAGCGCGAGAACCCATATCATAAACTTCCCAATCCAAACTGAGAATAGCGTCCGGTGAGTAAAGAGAACGCCTCCGGTCGAACTGATCCCGCGGCCACTCCGGCTTGTGCCAGATGTTGTGGCCAACCGATAAATTGCGTATTGGCTGGTCCATCTTCTTGGCTATTCTTAGGGCCGTCGCAAGGTCCATGTATACAGTATATAGTCATGTGTATACCTCCACAAACCCAACACCACATTTTGTTTTTTTAGGTTTGTATTTTAAAAACCACCAAACAGTTGCTTGGTTAATCCTATAATATCTAGCAGCAGATCTGTGAGACAAAAACCGCTTAATGATTTTTCCAGTACTAAGATTATAGGATGCAATTGGTTTTCTCTGTACATTACTAGGGTGCCCGCAACGATCTAATCTCTCACGATTATTTACCAACCGATCCTGCATAACAATATTACCAAAATAGTATCCTAGTGAATGGTTGATTCGACCACATTGAGGGCTCTTCCATCTTCTATTTTTCAAGTTTGACAACCACCACCCGATAAACTCACGAGAACCATACCCACGCTCTGCCCTTAACCTCTGATCTCTCCATGAGAAATAAGCCTGCCGAACCTCTTTAGATGGAAACTTATTCCGCCCTATTAAGATTGGACCGTCGTACCAATGTTTAGTCCGATGTGTCATAATCTTCCTTTATTAGTTGGAGCGTGTTGTCAGGCCTCACACGGTATACACCAGTTCCCCACAAGACCTCGGGCTCTGCTCCAAACACCTCGAAGTACTCATCCATCGGGTCGGTCGTCGGCGACAAGGCCTTGATCGGGTTGGTGCTGTGTCCCTGGCGAAGCCGAATGTAACTGTTAGCGCGGAAACCAACTAGCTGCAGGCCTTCGTAGGTTTTGTAGATTTTCATTTGGATCTAACCTCTGGCCAGTAATCCTCGAAATGATCATCCTGACTGCCACATAAAACCTCACAAATAACATCATAAGGAATAGGGCGCTCATTTACAGCCTTCTGCAAATCATCTCGAAGATTGCCATAGTTAATGGCCAATAAACCACGCTTGTCGATTAAAACATCCACCTCGTTAACGCCAAAAGTAAACCTGTTATTAGCATGATCACATACACAATTTAAAAGAACTCTGCCGTCTTCTTCTAGGACAACCTCTATAACCACGTGCCAAATACCCCACACCATAACTATAGAGCCGCGCTCAAGGAACCCACGAGATTTCATCTTCGACCTAATACCAGTTGTGAATATTTTCTGTCAAAAAAATTTGGTGTGGGTCATATAAAAATAAAATTATTAAAAGGACCCCCCACCCCGGGGTCAAGCCTAGACCTGGCATAGACTGGCGACGGCTGACAACACGTAACCTACTGAAAGATGGTCATGTCCTAGCGAATATACATATACTCGTGGGCGTAACTATGCGTTTTGGAAAATCATTGTGCGTTTTAGGAAATCAGCACGTTGTTTTTGAATTCTAAGTTAAGGGATTCACAATGCGCCAGGGAATAAATACGTTTTTTCAAATACTATTCCCATCTGTAGAACTTATTAGCACTGTATAAAAGTTTGACAGCAACTCATGTGCTTGAATCTTATCCATATTCACTAAACCTTAATAAACTTCGTATACAAGTTCGACACTTTTGTGCACGAGTAAATACCTAATCATGTGTGCAACTATTCACAATCATTGGTTGGCATGGCGTATGCAATATACCACTGTATGACGAACATAAAATTCAAGATAGCGATGTTGATAATCGTTATAATGGGAATGAGACAAGCAATAGCTTGCGATGAAGATATCGGTCCAAAAGAAACTGAACAAGAGATAAAAGAACTAGAACGTGAATTGAATAAGGAGCTACAAAATGAAAAACAAACTGTTAATAATAATCCCACTGATAGCAGCGTGCGATCTGTCGGGGACCAGCCAAAACTCATCAGGAAGAGAAACAGATAACGGTAGTGAAGATGGAACTGTGCCTGAAGCTAAGACTAGTAATGGTCCTGCTCCAAGCTCAAACTACCAAGCTTATGAAGCTTTTCTAGGTGCTAAAGGACTTGTTGTGAACAACGTGATTGCTCCAAGATATGGCAACACCATGGAGAACCTAAACGACGTAGAACAGATTCGTATAGTGGCTACCGATGTTAACGACCCACGAAAGTTCAACCTACGCATCAAGCTTGCCAGCGGAGTTATCGGTGATCACTGTGTGAACCAAGGGCCAAGCTATAGTAACTTCTTTAGCACTGCGACCAACGTTAAACCAAGTGCTGGGTCGAGCATAGTATGGGCCGTGATAGATGATTTTACATGGGTTAATGGGTATGTAGCTAGACTGGAGATGTGTTTATACACGTTCCAAAACTCGGGTGTAATAGCAACCAACACATGCAAATTCTTTGAGGTGACATATGAATAAGTTAGCAATTCTTTTACTACTTGGCCTTGCAAATTGTTCTAGCAGACCTGAATTAATCAGGGAACAGGAATCAAACCTACTTGGCAACGTCAGTACTAAACAAGTGGCTGTATGTCAAGTTAAATGCTTCAATCGGGCTAATCGCGGAATCGAAGCCGTTCCGGCCGTAAAATTGTTTAATTACCTCGATGTCGGCAGATTCACTAAAGAAGTACAGAAATGCTGCTTTGATTGCTTCAGAGAGCGCAACGAGTACGACGATTTAACGGAGAGATTGTCTAATGCAGCTGACTAGCCGCCAAAAACAGTTACACGCTTTCGTGCAACACTTAAAAGCCACTGGCTGCTGGGGCATGGCTGAAATTATAGAGAGGATATTACATGAAACCTTACACAAGACTGAGAATATTGATAGCCTACATGACTCTAAAGAAATGGTGGAGAGGACAGATCACTCTTAAGGACCAACAAAAGTTGGCTGAAAGTTTTAACAAGTGCGATCCTAAGATCACCATCAAAGGTGGCATATGGGGGTAGCTAAGTGATCACGCCAATCACTCCTAAAGCAACCAAGGCCATCCTTGCCGCTCTGGAGAGGCTTGGAGAGACCAACATCGACCTATTTATCCTTGAGACCATTATTAGAACAGGGGTTAGGTCAGCAGAGCTGGCAGTCATGAGAGCTGAGGATGTGGATATGGAGTCCTCCATGGTCCTAATACACGCCGTTAAGGGCTCAAGAGACCACAGAGTGCCCCTTACAAAGGAATACAGCCACAGGCTGTATAAGCATCTGAGAGCCTTTGGTACGATGGTCGGGCACAGGACCCGTTCAACCAACGTTAATACAGCCACTGCCATCATGCGTCAGATCTTCATGCGTAATGCTAGGTTGTTTCCGCCAAACACATCTCTCCATGATCTACGTGGTGCATTTGCCATATTGGTATACGATTCGACCAAGGACATCTTGCTTGTACAGGAACTTCTTGGTCACAAATCGCTTAGTTCGACCCAGGTGTATGTTCGCATGAGCAACGCGTTCGCACAACGGGACGCCGTGTTAAAGTCGTTTCGATGACCAGTCCGACCGATCCGCATTTGTACGAGTTTACATAATGTTTGAAAACCCGAAAATCTAAAAACATAATGATAGCAATATGTTATAAATGACGCGGAGCGCAATTTCTATGCAAAAGAGCCGATTCTATGCACTTTTAATACATACAACCACTGGAAACCAAAGGTGAAAGTACTGTTTGCATACAATAATACATACACACACACACAACAACTATATACGTATAGAGATATATAGGTAGGGGATATGCGTATTTTCTATGCAAATAAGCTCTTTTTTAATGATTTCAACAACTTCTATGAATTGATTTTCTAAAATCTGCATAAAACTGCTCATAAGTACTTGATATCATTGCCAAACATAGTATTTCCGTGTTCCAACAACAGCACTAATGTATCCACTGTCCATCAAGTCCCTGATATACACCTGAATCATCTGTGGGTTCTGCTCTTTTCCAAGCAATGCCTTAAGATGCACTGCGACACGCTTCTTGAGGTTGAACACCAGTTCTCTTTTCCCACGCACAGGCTTAAGCCGGTCGATAAGCTGCTCGGTTATGCCCTTGTCGTTGGCCTTCATGTACCTGACAAGCGAGCCCTGTGAGTAGCTCATGACCTTGGTTGCCCACTCCACAGCACCCTCATCCACCCGGCTCACGCATCCGTTGCCAACAAACCAACAGGCCAGCAGTCGGCATATCATCTCCACCCTTCTGGTAAGGGCTATACTGATTGGGTGTGTTTGATTCTCCCCAAGAAGCGAGTCGTACTCGGTCTTAATGGCTTCGATCTGCTTGGCGTGCTCGTTGATAATCCTGGCAGCTTCCTTAGTGTATGGAACTTCAGCGGACAGGATGGGAGCCAGAAACGGATTGGCCGAGTAGTCGAACTTAGTTGAAGCCATCTTTGGAGCTGCCAGCATAGTGCTCTCAATAGTGTCTGTAATGATCGGTGCGAAAGACCCATCAGCCTCAATGCGAATATCACCTGGGTCTTTAAGGAAAACATGCCCCTCTGGAAGCTCTGTTCTGGTCTCGATGAAAAACAGCGTTCTACTAACAAGGCCCTTTTCCCAGGCAGCTTTGTTGTCGATCAGAGCCTGTAACCCTCTGCCAGTGGTAGAACCGATCCAAACCAGGTGTGGGTTAGCTACTGGAGTAATTTTCTTGGCCTTATCAAGAACAGCGTTCTTGCCCATAGAAGATCTACCAGCCGACCAGAGCATACACATATTTTCCACGGTTACCTTGTGTGGATTGTTCTCAGAGAAATTCAGCTGCTCAAACAGAGAGGACACTTCGTCCATAACATCGACCCTGATTCGCTTTGGGTTAGCAGCTAAATCTAGCAGTACACCTTTACTTGAGTCATACCGATCAAACCCAATATAGCTAGATCCAGCTTTAGCCACGTTGTACATGAGTTTTTTTAAAGCCCTCTGTGGCGCGTCCTTTCCAAACCCAGTAGCTCCGACATTGGCGATAAAAAGATTAGGAGCAGCGTTGTTGAATGTGTAAGTATTGGATGCACACGCCGAGAGAGCGGCAAGGCCGCTCCCAAGCGTTAGCGCTGGTGAATAGATATCCGAATTATTGACAAGGTATTCGCTCCACGCTTCTAGAAAAGGAACAGAGTCCAGAAGTTTTTGATATCCAGAAGCGGTTGGGACTTCGAAAAAGCCGTCACGCATTAGGTCTATGTTTGGCTCTTCCTCGATGGTTGGAACTTCCTCTGGAACGATTTCTATTTTGTATTCCTCGTTCATATGACCGTTATTCAAAGAGCTTTTTTGTGCTCGTTTGCAGAATTCTACAGCTCTTTGTATCGGTGTTAAATCTCTCCAAACCGGGTGTTCTTTGGCGTCGTCAAACCAAGCTTTTTTTCCGAATATTTTTCTGTCCAGTTCAAGCAGCCAAGCCCCGACCTGTTCCACATTCAGCCCGTCCAGTTTCATAGAGCAGCACTTGGCGTAAGCTGCCTGTGTCAGGTAGTTGTTTCTGCCCCCGACACCGAGAGGACTATCGGTTGAAATTACGTCGGTGATAGTTCTGTCGTCACCAGGGGCGTCTTTGATAGTGCGGAATATTTTGTTTGTTTTGCAAAATTCTAGAATTCGTTTGAAATCTTCTTCTGGTTTTTTTAATTCGATTAATTCTTTGACGTGAATTGGGTCAGACATTTCCCAGCGGTAGGGCTGCTTTGTGTCTGGATGAATCGACGGCGGGATTACGCTTTGAGCACCAACGGCTAAGAGTTCCACTGGGTGTTCGAGTGAACTTTTTTTATGAACCTTCGCGTTTGTTCTGTAGAAAGCTGTGAGTCCAGTCTTTCCCTTTTTGATTAAATTGCTTTCAGGCAGTAATGCGAGCACACGCTCATCGTCGGTGTCAATATCTAACGCGATAACGCCGTGCCCAAGGACAATCCCTATTCCAGTGGCGCGTTCAGCCATTGGAATTAGACCGAGTACTTCTGCCTCTGTTTGAGAGTGAGTACAATAGAAGGACCACTTTTCTATCGTGGGTCTTTTCCCACTGATTGGGATTACATTGAATCCGAGTTCATGAAATTTTACTGCGTTGTCCGAAAAAATTGACGCCACTACCTTGACCCTCCTGATAACCGTGGTAATTACTAAAGCTCATAAGGAGCAAAAGCAACATGGTGAAAAAAAATAAATTATTTATTAAGTACTTTAATGAGCACTTCACTTCGCTTCGAGAAGCGGAAAAGGTACTCGACATTTCGTATCAATCAGCAGTGCACTATTTGGAAGGGCTTCACGAGCCCAATATAAGAACCATACAGCGCATCGCTAGAAAAAGCAAAGGGGCCATTCCGGTTACGAGCTGGCAGCGCGGCATTGATCATGCGAACAGGGCGAACAGAACCAGATCGGACAGGCGATGAAAATAAATAACACTCGTGATATTCACGCCAAGCCAACGTATGCATGTGTTTATGGGTGCAGTGGTATTGGGAAAACATCCTTGGCTAAAACTTTACCAGCAGATCGCACATTAATAGTTGACGCCGAGTCAGGACTTGCTTCGCTTGCTACAACAAATATTGACAACATTTCTTTATCTAAGGACGATGAAGGAAAATCACTGCCAGAGGAAGCGCGCTATCAGAGGCTTCAAGAATTTATGCAGCTGATTCAGACTCCAGAGATGAAAGCTAAGTACGATTACATCTTTATCGACTCTCTGACAGAGATTGGTCAGAACATACAAAAGCACATGGCTTCGCTTCACGACGGGTACAAACTTTGGGGTGAGTATACGGCTGCAATGATGAGCATGATTAAATTTTTTCGTGATATGGATCACTACACCGTGGTTTTCGTAGCGCTTGAAGGGCGCATTGAAGACGACTCTGGAATTTCTTCTGCTTATCCAGATATCGGCGGAAAGAAAGCGAAAGAGTATTTGCTGCCGGCGTTTGATCTTTGTATGAGAATGATTGTCGACAGTGAAAAGCACAGATGGCTCGTTACGCAGTCCACACCAAAGACACAGGCAAAAGACAGATCAGGCAAACTTGCAGAGCTAGAGGCTCCGCACTTGGGGAACATTTTAAACAAGATAAGGGGAAAGACAAATGAACTTTAATTTCGATTACACAGAAAAAGACACAGGTGGAAAAGAATCCACTCCGCTTGCCGATGGAATCTACGACGGTAAAGTTGAGAAGGCAGAAGTCAGAAAAACCAAAGCAGAGCAAGAGTACATCAACCTTCAGCTGCGTTTATCTAACAACCGCGTTTTGTTTGAGCGCATTACGCTTAATGCTACCAATCCTAAGGCTAAAGAAATTGCGCAGAAGAAAGTAAAGCAGATTGTCACTAACGGTTTGGCTAAGACTGCTGAGAAAAAATCCACATTCACAAGTCTTCAGGATATTGCGTCCTACTTAACTGGTATGCCCGTTAAGATTAAATATGCATACAAGGGCAAGAACCCAGCAGGCTATGATGTTGAGCAACTGTTCTACCAGCCAGTAGATGATACTGCCCGCAGCTCTGGGAGAGTTAACGCCGCTACCAAAGGGCCAAGTTACTAGGAACCAATTTGCGCCGGACTTCTTTTGTTAACGTCAATTGAAGCTTAGGATTCCCAGGTGGTCACCGGCGCAATTCTTTTATGAAAGCAAGAGATTCACAGCTCGAAGATGTAGCTGCTGTTCGCGCTCATTTTCGAGCCGGTCACAGGTTCGCATTGGGGCAGGCAGCCACTGGCTACGGCAAGACTGTGATGGCGTGCGAACTTATTCGGCAGCTCTCATCCACCTACCAAGAGATGCGCGTTTGCATTATCGTACCAAAGCTTGCCATTATAGATTCGTTTACCAAGACTTTATCGCAGTTCATGAATCCAAATATAATAACGATTGCGGCTACTTCCTCTCACGGTAAGGATCTTTCGGGGCAGATTGTTATTGGCAGTTATCAGACTCTATCGCGTATAAATGATTTGCCGTTCTTTGATCTAGTTATCGCAGATGAGGCCCATAGAATTAACGAGAAAGATCCTAAATCTGGTTATTACCAGGTCATCAGATCTCTTACACCCAACAACGACACCCGTGTACTCGCACTAACGGCAACGCCCTTCCGCGAGACAGGCTACATCTATGGCCAGGACAAGATGTTTAAAGAGCTTGTGTTTAAGCGAGATCTTCTGTGGACAACAGAGCAGGGGATTACGGTTAAAGCAAAGTTAGTCGGCGGCAATAACAACACTAACTTTGATATATCTTCGCTTACAATAGACAATACTGGGGAGTATTCACAGGGATCTCTGGCACAGTTATCACAGAATGAATCCAAAGCGCGTGCCCAGGTTGATGACCTATTAAATAGGTCATATGACCTACGAAAGATAGCTATTGCCTGCACGAACATAGAGCACGCTATGTTGATCCACAGCCTACTGATTAAGCGTGGGCAGAAGGCTCAGCTTATTCACTCCGAGCAAGACTGGGACGACAGGATGCAATCGCTTGGAGATTTCCAAACTGATCCACAAGTGCGCTTTCTTGTGTTTATTTCCATTGTTGCAGAGGGTTTTGATTTCCCACCGATAGATTGCATTGTTCTATTGAGGCCAACACGTCGTGCGAACTTGTACGTTCAGTGTGTTGGCCGTGGGCTTCGCACATCGCCTGGGAAGACTTACTGCCTTGTTCTTGACTACGGCAAGGTGGTTGAGAACTGCGGACCACTTAACGCTCCGTTTGTTTCAGACGGTGGGCGCAAGGGACTTGAGAAAGTTAAGGCCGCATCAGATGTGGACATCATTCAGTGCCTTTGCTGCGGGGCTTTTTTCTTTCCGAGCATTCATGCCGAGAACCCACAGTGCCCACACTGTGGGAAAGTGCACGAGAGGCCAGCCAAGAAAAACAATAGCCTTCAGAAGGAGGCTGCAACCGATGGTCTTCTTTACGATCTTGATGCCAGTGTTAATAAGAAGAAGAGAGCTAAAAGAGAGAATAAAACATTTACGCTTGATTACGTTAATTGGAAGCCATGTGGGTCTACTGATATTTCCAGGAGGCAGTGGAAGATAATAGAAATGTGGTCAAAGGAAGAACCAAGGTGGCCATATAAAGTATTTGTTCCAAATGCCAGGTGGAAAGATGGTAGACAGCGTTGGCAGCTTGAAGAAGCTAAACGTGTTGAGCCAGAACTTGAGTCCTTTATGAACGCAGTAAGTCCAGATTTTGATATAGCAAATATTAATACCATTGTTGTTATAAGACCAAAAACTTTGTTTAGAGTTGTATTATCTGTTTCAACCGATGGGAAAAACGTTGGAAGACTGATTAGTTTTTATCCTCTTATACAAGAAGAAATAGACGCTCTTAATTTACCAAAAGACAATGAAGATGAGGCTTTAAACGCAGCACGTCGAGCGTTCGGATTTGAACATGTTGGTCGTAAGGGCTACGATGTGAATGGTGAGTCTGGGGAATGGGAAGGAGAGGGAACTTGAGGTTGAGCGCGCTTGCCTTGTGTGGCTTAATCAGAACGGCTGGTTTGCGTGGAAGAATCCAAGCTTAGGAGTATATGATGTTAAGTCAAAGAGTTTTAGAAAACCTGCCCCTTTTACTTTGCGCGGGGCAAGTGATTGTATCGCTATTAGGTCTGATGGTTTGGTGGCTTTCATCGAATTCAAAGCAGAGGGCGGCAGGCAGTCAGAGCATCAAGCACTTTTCCAGAATCAGATTACAAAGAATAAAGGGCACTACATTTTAGTTAGGTCGCTGGAGGGGATGATCAGTGAGCTTGACCAAATACAGAGCAAGTAACGGAGAGTTAATCAGGATATGCAGCAAATGCGGAGAGCATAAGCCCGTTAAGACTGGTTATTTTAATAAGAAAAATTTACGTTGTAAGGAATGCAGATTAAGGGGGATGGATGTCATTAACGAAGTCAAGCGAATGGGTAGAGAAAAGAAGAAAGAGAATTGGGGGTTCAGAGGTAGCATCGATCCTTGGCATATCCCCGTACAGGTCGGCCTACGATCTGTGGATGGAGAAGACCGGTAAGAAAGAGCCAGAGGATCTCTCAAACCTTCCTCACATTATTCGTGGCCATCTTGGTGAGGAAACTTGCAGGATGATTATAGAGCAGGAGATGCTTAAGGCGTTTCGGCCCAAGATGTGGAACCACCCGACACTTGAATACATCGGAGCCTCAGACGATGGGTGGAACATTGACGACAATATCCTCTTGGAAATAAAGTGCATGGGAAAAGCCAACCATGCAAGGGCAGCGGCTGGAGAGATCCCGCCGCATTATGCATGTCAGTGCCAGTACAACCTCTATGTATCGCAGGCAGTTAAATGCCTGTTCATCAGCTTTCGTCCAGAGGATGGAACAAAGCATGTGATTGAAGTTTTCCCTGATCCAAAAGAACAAGAGCGTATAGTTGCGGCTGTATCGAATTTCTGGCTTAATAATGTATTGAAAGACATTCCGCCACCGATAGCCGATGGCGATTACCGTGAGGTGAAAGATGAAGCGCTCCAAAAAACAATCCAAGAGTTCAAAGATCTGCACGCTCAAAGCAAAATCATCGAAGCAAAAATCGAAGAGTGTAAAAGTAGACTTCGACCTTATGTCTCAGTCCACCATGCTGTGGTTTGCTCTGGTGTTAAGCTTCTACTCACTACGCAACAGGGTCGTATCGATTACAAGCGATATGCTGCAGACGGGAAGGTTTCTAACGAGACTTTGGAAAAATACCGCGGTAAGCCTGTGGAGTCGTTTCGTGTCTTCATTCCAGCATCTGAGATTTTAGTGTGAAAAGTCAGTCAACAAACGCTGGTAGATGTGCATGTTTTAACCATAGTAATTACAGGGTTATATGGGACCCAATTCTTAACAGTAATTTTACACACTACGAAGATTAGTTCTGTCATAGTATCTCTATAACGGAGGTACGTATGAAAAAGATAGCAGTGAGGGTTTTAGCTGTATATTTGGTTTTGTTGTTTGAGGCTCGAGTCGGCATATTTGGGCGAGTGTGGAATTTAGGATTCGGTGTAACTTCTGATTTATTAGGCTGTGCTACAAGGTCTATTTGTGTAATTAAAGACCATTGGACAGGTTACGATATGGACGCTGAGTGGGCAGAGTTGCAGTACCCAAAAAAACTTTGGTATTCAAATTTAACCAAAGAAGAGGAAGCTAGCCGTGTTGAATTTTTTTATGAGATGAGAGCAAGACGCCCAATAAATACAATAAGACCTAGCCAAAGAAAAGCGACTCAATATAGTAGTAATTAGAAGCCATTAACGCCAGCATTGTTCTTAAGACGGTCATGCTGCATTTTTTCCTCAAACCGCTTTTGGTATAATATGTCTTCAAGATTAGATGCTTCCTTCGCACGAGCATCGATTGTGGAGTCAGATGGCGGGAATATGTAGTCATAAACATTAAGAGCGCCAGTTTTTAATGCTTCAACAGCGCCTAAATTTTTAGTACCTTCTTGCATACGTTTTTGCATTTGAAGCTTTTCGTATCTATTGAGTTTTTCTATATCTGACATTTCTTTATCGGCCATATACGATATATTGTACCTTGGAGTTTTTACACGATCAAGTACAATGAAATGTATGATGGTCGAGAAGTACGAAATCTTCGTTAAAGCATGTACCACAATGGAGCAGCTTTACACGATTGCCGGCATTATAGCCGAGGAATTTGACGGTCAGCCAGAGATCATCGAGTACTTCAAGGAAATGTGCACCAAGCAGCTTGAGTTCATACACGATAAGAAAGTAACGCACGAAACCTTAATGGCTGGGAATTTATTCCAACCAACTAATGTTGTGGTTAAGGCTTGAAGGCTCAAAAGGGCCGAAACATCAACGGAATCTGGCAGAACCCAGAAGCTGTTCTCACAAGGCTTTATTCATACTTCAAACAACAATCACGCAGAAAGTCTATGGAGTGGAGAATCTCCAAGGAGCAGTTTCGTTTGATGATATTTGCTCCGTGTTTTTACTGCGGAGCGGAACCAAGAAACTCTATTATTGGAGCTTGCGGTAAGAAAACCACTCCTAAGCACACCAAGGCGAAATTCTATCAAGGAATAGATCGCATAGATTCAACCATGGGGTATTTAGCTTCAAACGTTGTTCCGTGCTGCCCTAGCTGTAACCACTTAAAACTTAACCAAGGAATAGGAGACATCATATGCCGACTATCATCAATGCTTCCCAAGCTGAAGGAACTTCATACAGAAGCATCGGAGCTAAAGAGCGTCGACGTTATGAATCCCGTTTTGGTAAGATGGCTCGGGTATCACGCCATGACTATTCAATCATCTATTGCAGAGAACTTACATCAGGAGGGCAGAACCTTGCGGGGCTCTGCGAGCCAAATGAGAGACATGTCTACATTAACATAGACTATGATCCTATAGAGGAAACACTACTGCACGAGCTGTTTCATGCCGAGTTTTCAGAGAGCGGTTTGCACCAAACCAATGTGTGGAATCATGACTTAGAAGAGTTAGTTGTTGAGCTACTTAGTAAAGCAATGAGCCATTTGTTTTACATACGCAAACGCTAAGACTTTTTCTTCTTTTTTTGAATGGCCTTGTAGACGTTCTTCTTGCCAGTGTAATCATTCAGCATGTTGCTATAGTTTGTTGCAGTTGCCATTATTCCTCCAACTGATCTGATAGGGCTTTCCCGCCACGTCTAATACCAATAGCTAAAGGCTTTTGTCCTACGCGAAGTGCCTGCCCTAGAGCAGTGCGCCCTGCGGTTGTGTTTGCAGCTTCTACGGCTTTCTTGAGTGCAAGAGCCGGTATACCAACCTGCGGAGCACCAAAGGAACCTCCAGCAAGTAGTGCATCAACTACGGTTATGCCTTTTTTACGGGCTTCCTTTTTAGCTTCACGTTGCAAGAGTGGAAGAGCTGCCTTGGTTTGGCCATATGCTTTGTTGGCCTTCTTAAGAGCTTCTCCGCCAGCCTTATCGGTCGCATCGGTAATTGCGCTGACCATTTGCTTTTCTACCTGTGTGGCTTGACTGATCGGCTGTGCTCCGTACTGTGTGGGCTTATATACATTAGCAGGTAAATTCTGCCTAAGATTTCTCTTCATTTGTAATGCTTCTGCTAAAGGGTACCCAGTTTCTTTTTGACTAGAAATTAGCAATGTCTCCAGGTCTTTTGCTTCATTTTGTAACAATGGGCTTTCTTTTAATTGGTTAAGAATCTCATAAGCATTTGGGGGCAAATGATTCTTCTCATCGTACATCTTTACAAATTTTTCTAAGGAGTCTGCCTCATTTTTTAGACCCGGGTCTTTTCGCATGTTGTTAATTGTTGAAAGTGCTTCTGAAAAATCAGGCTTGACTCTAATATCACCAGCAGCCGCTACTGCTTTGTTGATATCTTGCCCAGCTGTTTCTCTTAGTGCGTTTGTTGCCTTACGAGCACCTTCTGACGTGCCGACAAATCCTTCTTTAAAGAGAGTCTCAGAGATAGGTGCTACGCCCTTCTCTGCCAGCTCTCTATCAATTGACCCAAAGCCGCCTTTAAATATTTTGCGACCAGCTCCTTCAATGGCTGGCTCAAGTGATGCAGCTCTAAGAGCTTTACTACCACCAGGCGCTCCTACGTATGTGAGTGGATCTGTAGCGACATCGCCAGCAAAACCTAGAACATCTCTGCCTGTGATTTTTGCATTAGTGAATGGAACATCAACTGATCCCATCTCTGGGACTTGTGCTCGTTCAAGATAATCAGCAGTCGTTGGAGCACGGCCCTTGAGAGCTGCAAGTAGATCTTCTGGGTTTACCACAGAAGGATTACCAGCTAGAATGTTCACAGCGTTTGGAACTCCAGCATAAGCTGTGCGTGCTATACCGCCAGCATAATCAAGACCACGAAGGCCAAGCATAAGACCTTTTTTACCAACATCCAGAACATTCTGGGTTGTTGTTGGCTCTTCTGGTTGAGATTGAGCCTGTTCTTCAAGCGCACGAATGCGCTCGATTCTTTTAATGCGCTCTATTCTCTGTGCTCTGTCTTGGTTATCGGCCACTTGTCAACTGCTCCTCATAAGCGGCAAGTTCTGCATCGCTCATGGCGTTTAAATCAACTGCCTGTTTCTTAGGTGCGGCATTGGGAACGTTAACAAGAGGAATAGAATTAAGAGCAGGCCCTGCAGATCCTTTGAGAGTTTCTAGTATTTGCTGTCTATTGGCATCCTTCTGAGCAAGAACATCAGGCGTATCGCCAAGTCTTGGGAAGTATTGCTGCTCAGCACTTGCAAACTCTGATGGAGAAATAGCAGCTCCGGACTCACGTCTCAGAACAGCGTTAACGAAATTTCTTTCAGCTTGTTCTTGAGATAGTAAGTTGCCAGACTTCATTGCGTTTAGAAGTTTTGACTCTGCAGCGGCTGCTCCAGATGCTCTGTTGAATCCTGATTTCTTCAGATTACCGAATACTTGTTCTGATTGCTCAAGACGACGTGCATAGCCTGCAGCTGCCTTTTGAGGCTCGGTACCTTCTTTGGCTTTTTTCAAACGTTCTTGACCAAGCTGTGCTTGGAGATCTTTTTGTGGTTGGCCAAGCAGTGCCTTAACTGCAAATTCTCCACTAGGAGCTTTCTGCGCAAAAAGATTATCGGCAAGCTGGTTGCTACGAGCTTGGTCGGCCTTATTTGTGGCGTTAAGAGACTGAGCTGCAGCCATGGGAGCATCGCTACCAGTGTACTCTTTAAGAAGTGCTGCAAGAGGAGTAAAGTCTATTGGAGTTCCTTGTGAAGCAATGTGTGCTTCAAGTTGCTGCTTAAGAAGATCTTTTTGCATCGCTGCATCTTCCTGTTGTTTCTTATACAACTCAGCAATCGTAGCTTTTTGCTCTGGGCCCATTTGGGCTTGTTGCTCTGCTTGTTGAAGTTGCAGTAACTCCATTAAATCTTGATCCATTAGGAAACTCCTTTATAAACTAAAGCCGCCGGGAAACTTCACAGCATCTTTAGCAAGAGAAAGGTATGCGTTTTTTTCTTCATCTTGATTTTTTAAAGAATCAATAAGACCTTGTTGAGCTGCATCTTTTTGAAGCCCTTTGTATATGTTGTATCCTTGGGCAGCTCCAGTAGCTCCACCTGCAAGTGCAGATAACCCGCCACCTGGAGTGTATTCTTCTGGCTGTACTTGGTAGCCTTTTTGACCAACAAACGGTGAGTATTCGGTATCAATGCGTGCCAGTTTAGCTGCGTTCTGTGCTGCTTGTTCAGCCGCTTTGCGCCTGGATCTACCATGAAGAAGACCACCAATCCCTCCACCTATGGCGCCAATAGCACCACCAATAACGTTTCCAATCCCAGGGACAACGCTACCAAGAGATGCCCCCATTTTTGCGCCCTTACCAGCTCCACCCAATGCGTCTCCTGCACTCATATTTTTATGCCTCTTCTTCTTTTATAAATTGATCTTTAGATAAATTTGTTAAACACGGTTTATTTAAAAATTCATTGTCGTTTCTTTTTTGTGTCATCTTGTCGAATTTCCAAGAAAGATATCCAGTATATTTACAATCATCCCAGTATTTTTCGCATAATGAGTAGACAGTATTTTCAAAGAAATTAAATGCCGCTTGGTGGTTATTATTTGTCATGAAATGAACAAGAGCCTTGTTAAACCATTCAAAGTTATGCCAATCAAAAGCAGAAGAGTTCATACTGTCTGTAAGACGTTTGCCTTTGAGAATATACCAACGAGCGACAGAGCTATGCTCTGATTTAATATGAGCCTTAAAGTCCTCCAAAAGAGAGGCCTCGTTCGCTGGCAACATAACTCCTGCGTTAGCAAGATTTGTAATAAGCCAACAACTTCCACTTTGTTCTTTTTTCTTTCGCTGAGCCTCATAAGTTGCGTTTTCTTCTGCGAGCCCTTTGGCACGAGCTGCAGCAATCTCCATACTCTGGTTGTGCTGGCTTTGTGCAAGTTGATTTTGTCCACCTAGATCGGATTGCCTAGCTCCAAGAAGAGTTGTTTGAAGACCAGTCTTAGCACCTTCACTCTGTGCACCAAGATCAAGAAGACCTTGGCTAAGTTTATTCTGGATATCTGCCTCACCGCGGTTCTTACCAAGGCGAGCTTGCTGAGCCTGCGCCATTTGAGCTTCTGCTCCACCAGCTGCGATTCTCTCACGAGCACCGCCAGATAACCCGCCACCCATAGCAAGCTGTGAGTATGCGTTTGACTGTGCTCCAGAGCCTGCAATAGCCTGATTCTGTAGTTCGTCATTTAACTGGTTAGCAAGTTTGGTATTGCCTTCAGCCGCTGCCTGTTGTGCCTGCTGTTTAAGAAGAGCGTACTGAGGCAAATCCCCAACAGTGTTGGCCTGACCAAGAAGCGTTTTGTATTCGTTGGTGTCAGCAATACTTGAGTACTGGGGACGTGTGTCTATGAGCTTTTGAAGAGAATCGTCTTTTGCTGTTTGTGCGTTTCTCTCAGAAGCTCGTGCATTTGAAAATTCTAAAGCTCTTCTAGCTTCTTTGGAATCTTTTTTATACTTCTTACCATTGATGTCGATTAACTCGACTTTTTTTCCGCCAAATCCCATTAGTAAATCCCCATCCTATCTTGATCCATGTAAGAACTTAAGTCCTGTTCAACCTTATCATCCTGGTCTGGAACCATGTTTGACAAGGTTTCTAGCATTTGTTTTTTAATCTCCAGAAGCGTCTCAACCTCGATCTGTAATCGAGGGTTGCCAACTTCCTTCTTTACACAGTTTACCACCATGAATTGAGCTATGAAATGCCAGAACTCAGGAAAATCAATAAGGTCAGTTGTAGATGTGGGAACCGATGCGTTTCGTATATACCAAACAAGTATTCTTGGTTCTGTGAACGTCAATGAAACAGCAGCTCCTGTGGCCACAGCATTCTCTGTCATAGTGATTTGAGTAGGAGAGTCTACAGACTGGATACGTGTTCCATCAACCACTCCGGTTCCAGAAACAAAATACTCTAACTGAAGCCCGGTGGTATCAGTCATTGTGACTATCGGACTTCCAAGTGTTGTTGCGCACGTTCCAGTGTTGGCTACCGTATATACAATAGAGCTTTCAGTTGGAGTCGGGAACACACGCATTCTTGTCCCAAGTCTTGGGTCAAGGTTCACAAGCATGTAGCCATAGTACGGTGGCGAGCCTGTAGGGTAGCGTCTTGCAAGCTCACCTTCCTCAAATCTATACTGCCTTGTTAGACGCTTGATGTCGTACAAGAATGCGTCTTTGGAGTACATGATTCTAAGGATTTTATTTCCATACATAAGAGAGGGCAGATTGTAGTCAGATTGGCCAACTACAAGCGGTATTGACGCTTGAGCAACAAAGTACATATCCTCAATATTGAGCTTGTGAATCTCTGACTCACAGTACCTAATTGCTTCTTCGCAGTATGAGAGCATCTCATCTCTTGTAATGAAATCCTCATCTCTAAGGTCAAGCTTATCTTGAACAAATGTCTGAATCTCGCCGTATGTTTTAAACGCCATAGCTTCCCCCAAAGAATCTTATTGTACATGGACCAGTTGTTGTAAACACAACGTTTTCCTCTGTAAAATTATCATATAAGAACGTAACTGTTTGTCCATTGCTGATAGATGTCAGCAAAATATCAAGCGGCCTAAACCCTAAGTTATGTGGCATTGCCAGGGCCGTTACAGCAGTTGTGACTGTAATGGTTAGAAATTGGAAATTAGATAGCAAAATAGCTTGAGCAATCAGGTACTCGTAGTTCCACTGAATAGACTCCCTGACTCTCTCATCTTCAATAGCGTCAAAAAGTGGTCTTCTTAAAACTACACTCATGATGGGTTAGATCCTGCCACAACACCTTGGTAATTACTTTGAGATGAACCCATGACTTCGTAGTACACAGAATATTCCACAAGATTTGTGTAATTGTTAATTGGATAGCCACTCATAACCCACTCAGCTGAAACCCCAACAGGAACAGTGTTTAACGGGTCAAGAAATGTAAATGACAAGCTTGATCTTGAAAGTACCTTGTACTGAGCTGTGTAGTTATCAACAGCAAACGAAACCCAGTACTGGTGAAGGTCAACTGGAAGAACACGTAAAACAGTCATGATCTTCGTATTGTTACTTCCAGAGCTAACAACACCTTCTGGGTAGCTTGTGGAGTTGTGTATGATTACAAAAGCGCTGTTGATGTGTACTTGCTTGTATTCACATCTTAGGCCGTACTTGGGGAATCTTCGCATTTCATCAACCATCTTTTGACGGCGCTGATAGAGTCTTGGATCACCGTAGGAAATAAGCGGAGTTCCCCAATAGTAGAACGTGTTAGCTACAACGTTCTTAAGTTGCCAAAGCAGGCTATCAAGATCGTTCTCGCCATATGGCGTTGCAGCAATAACGGCGTCGACATCGCCTCTGGGCCTAAATTTAAGCAAAAGAGTATTAACCCATTTACGAAATTCAGTTGTCCCCATATCGAGCGCTGGACCACTATAAGAGTTAAGGATACTTAACTTAAACGGAACAATAGCTGTTGCCCCTGCAACCCCATCAATTGCTGTATCTATCTGAACATCATGTAAAACGTCTTCATCATAGTTAAGTGTAAACCCACGACCGTCGCCTTGCCATATAACGTCATTTGCGTTTAGTAGGCACGATGGTTGAAAATTTCCATAGAAATCTATGCCAAGCGGTACGTTTCTAAAGAACTGTGTAGGTACAGTGCCAGATCCAATTGAGACATTTGTTGTGAATTGTGTACCACTATCAACACTAACAACATAAGCGTCGTAAGTGTTATCAACGGTTCTAACAAAATCCCCGACCTCAATACTTGCGGTAGATCCGACTGTAACGGTTGTTCCAGAAACAGATGGAGAAGATATAAGGTAAGGACCATCTCCTGAATATCCACTAGACCAAGTGGTAAACTTGTTGGCAGGCTGGTACATGCAAAATATTTTACCGTTCTCTGTACCGCTATCACCGTTAGGATCGTTAGCTGCCCAAAGAACTCGTTTATTAATGCCGTCGTATACACCATATATTCGCTTTTTTTGAAGATCGTTTTGTACGCTTCTTGCGTACGTTACCTTGAAGTCTTCAGCAGAAAGAGATGTGATGTTATACCCATCTGTAAAATAGAACCCGTCATTACCAGCGAAATACAAACCAGAAAGAGTTTGAACAATTGATAAATGACCTACGCAGCCAACTTTATCTGAGATCTTTCTTGGGAACATTCCACCACGTCCTGATGAATCAAATGTCCCATCAAGACGGTATACTGAGTTTGCTCCGAAAATAATCGGCACTGACTTAATTGAGGATATCCCAGTAATGGGTTCTTCTATGTCTGTGAAGAATGTTGCAGGAACAGAATCAGGATCGCCACGATTTGATTGCCACACACGCTGGGGGATATACTCACCATCAGCTCCAGTTACGCCTACTTCGAATCCGTTGGCGTAGTAAGTAAAATCGGATGTGGAGTGGATATAATGCGCTTTAGGCGGTCGATCGTTTGCCAGTATTCCACCAGTTGTGTAAATTGTAACACCAGCAGTAACAAGAGTATTATCAGGGGTAGTGTCTGAATATGTCGTTGTTCCATTTGTAACTTCCCCTACATAATAAAGAACAGACCCAGCATTTGTTGTTCTGTAAACTTCAACTTTAATTGTTGCAGTATCGTAATGTTCACCCGTAGCGTTAGTTAGTACAGGTATTGAGCCAACTGTAACGCCTGGTGAGTTTGCAGGATTTGCAGTACCAATGTTTGTGAATGTTTTAAGTACAGGTCTACCACGATCAACGTATTCTGTTGTTCCAACGTTGTAGGTGTACTTGTAAACAAGGGCGTATATGTAATCAGCCCCAGCACCACCTGTTGCAGTATATGTGTTTGCTATAACTGGAAGACCAGTTGTTCTAAGTTGAAGGACTCCGCTACCGTCTCGGAAAACTTTTACAGGTATCTGGTATGGAGATGCGTGTGTGATGTAGGTGTGGTTGTTCCACTCAGAGAATGCAAACGCAACCATCTCATCCATACCAACAATATCAAATGCAGAAGCTGACCCTGGGCCTACAAGTTCCACTTGAGTTGTTCCATTGTCGTAGAAAAGCTTGGTAGATGACTGTTTTAGTATTGTAAAATTCGCAGCCACACCTGTTGTCTGAGGAGCCATAATGCCAATGCGCTTCTCTGT